ACAAAAGAACTTCAAGAACTTATTTATACCGCTGACTTTACATGGGACTCAGTAACAATGGGAAAAATATATGCCTCTGTTGAAGTTTCTGATACACCAACAGATGATTATTATGTTGCACTAGATGCAATGAGACTAGAAAACACATCAACAAATAATCCTCTTTACGGTATGACTGGATATACGGTTGTTAAAAATGCGGAGGCAGAAGCAATTGTTAAGGCTCCAAACACTAGCAATTATGTTGAGTTTAGATTTTCAATAGGTGTAACATAATGGCAAATAAAATATTAAGAATTCTTAAAAATGACCTTCCACCAGTAGAGTCCGACAATGCTTATTCTATTAGATTTAGAATAATATCAGAAGATAAAAATAGATTATCGCATTGGTCTCCAGTTTTTACAGTTAATTCTACTGAACCACAATCCGTTCAAGGAGACCTTGTTGTAAACGGACCACTTATTACTGCTGCATGGGGGCATGAAGAAGATAGACCAAACTATGATGTTTTTGTAAAGTTTGATTCTGATGCTTACATGTATTACGCAACGGTTGCAAGTCATTTTTATACATTTGTAAATGAAGCAAGTAGCACCGTTCGTGTTGCTATACAAATAGCAAGTACTGCAAGAGTCAGAAATGCAGCACTTGAAATTTGGGAATCTGACATAACCAGCGTATAACTGGTATAATTAAATAAAGGAGCAAAATGGCTAAAATACCGTTACCAGAACGAGGTCAACCCTTAGATGTTACATACATTTATCAGTTGGCTGAAACCATTAATGATGTTGCTACTCAAGTATCTTCTGCCACTTACAAAAATAGCACGATAGACACAGTAAGTGCTGGAAAGCAAAACTTAAAAACCTCTGAAATCCAAGTTGCAGGAGGGTTTGTTGAGGTTGCAAATAATTCAACTGTAAGCGCTGGAAACGAAAAACCTTTTGCATATGATTTTAAATCAGATTATAAGTTTCCACCAATCGCTACGGCAACAGCAGTAAATATAGGAAATACTCCTGCTGGACAAAATGTAAATGTGATTTTAAAATCTGTAACTACTTCAAGAGTTGAAGGAACTGTTAGGTTTGGAGCATCTGGAGATCTTTCTCTTGTTGTAAATATTATTGCTGTAGGTATTTCAAACTAAGGGGTAATTTTTGATTCTTCGTTGCAGAAAGTGCAATGGCAGAATGTTTATTGATAGACAGTATTCTAGCCAAATACATTTAGAAATATACTGCTTAGTATGTGGAAGTAGGAGATTTTTTCATCCCCCATCTGATAGTAAGGAGGGCGCATGGCTTATGGACCAAGAAGTATTGAGAACAAAGGCTATAATAGTAAGCCTGTAATTAAAGGCAACAAAAAAATTTGGTTTATTAATAATGACCTTGTTCGTTTTTATCACAGTTCTAGATCTACGGGCATGATAACTATTTTTAATATTACTAAAGATAGACTAGAAACTTGTTTAAGATCTGATTTTAGAAAAAACAGACAAAGGGCGTTTACTGTATCAGAAACTGCTCAACTTGTCAATAGGCATCGTAAATATTTTCCATCATTAATAAAACGAGGAGTCATTCCTCCGCCAACTGGTGCTAAAATAAATGGTGAGCGTGGTTGGCAAATTAGAGCATATTATTCTGAGTTGCAGGTAAAAGAAATACGTGATATACTGGCTAGTTATCATTTAGGCAGGCCTAGAAAAGATAAATTAATTACAAATTCAACTACGCCAACAACTCAAGAATTGACACGCAGAATTGGCGATGGTATACTTACATATACGAGAACAGAGGATGGAAGATTTATTCCAGTCTGGTCAGAAAAAATATAGTCCTTGGGAGGGGCAGTGGAAACAGAGAGCACAGCAAAAGTATCAGCAGTACTTGGTTATACATTAAACCTTGGCAACTTTGAATCATTAAGAGTTGATCTTGGTGTTACCGATTTTGTTCGTAATGACGAAGATATTAAACAAGCACAAGATCGTGTTTACAAAATGGTTGAAATTCAACTGATTGAAAAGGTAAACGAGGCAAAGGCAGAGTTGGCTTCAGAGTAATATGGCTGAACGCAAAGACCGCATGGCTTTGCTTAGTCGGTACAACAAACTGCATTTGCAAAGATACGAAACAAAGTCAAACATTAACTTAAATGTTGAACAGTGGGCTGCCGATGCATTAATAGAATCATACGGCATACAAGAATGTTACGAATTATTAGCATACTATTTTGACATATCAAAAAATCCTTCTTGGAATAACTTTGCCTATAACGCAGAAGATTTGCTTCGTGGTAGAATTATTATAGAACAAGATCTAAAAGAGCGAAAAGAACGTAGAAAAAAGGCTAAGGAGTGGTTGGGTGATTAATACAGAATCTAAATTAATTTCTGCACTTCTTAATGATAAACAAATACATGTATTGTTACAAGCCAATGTAGAAAACATTATGCGAACCCATACAGACGTGTGGCAATTCGTTCGCAGGTATACAGAAACAAATGGTTCAGTGCCACCAGTTTCTTTGGTTGTAGAAAAGTTTAGAGACTTTGTACCAGAAAAAGACATTGGATCTACAAAGCACCATTTAGAAGAGTTACAGGTTGAGTATTTAAACGAAAGCATAAAAGAAATACTTAGGTCTGCAGCCTCAGAGGTACAGGCTGGGAATGGAACATTAGCGCTTAGCAATTTAATATCAAAAACAGCAGAATTAAAAAAGAACACCTCAACAATACGTGATATTGATGCAACAGACATTAATTCTGCTATTGCATATTTTGAAAGCGTTCGTAAAGAACAAAAGTTAGGCAAGATAGGTATTAAAACTGGCCTGCCAGGATTTGATAATTATCTCCCATCTGGAATCATGCCAGGTCAACTTGGTATCTTTCTTGCCTATCCAGGCATTGGTAAGTCATGGCTGTCTTTGTATTTTGCAGTGCAGGCATGGAAGCAGGGTAAAACACCATTAATTATAAGTCTTGAAATGTCAGAGGTAGAGGTTCGCAATCGTGTCTACGCAATCATGGGAGAAGGTTTGTGGTCGCATCGCAAACTTAGCAACAGCGAAGTAGAAACTGAAATGCTATTAAAATGGCATAAAGACAAGATTGAGGGTAAGCCACATTTTCATATTATTTCTAATGACAATGGTGGAGAGATTACTCCTTCTGTAATTCGTGGAAAAATTGATCAATACAGTCCAGATTTTGTTATTGTAGATTATTTGCAACTTATGAGTCCAAACCAAAAATCTGAAAATGAGACGGTACGCATGAAAAACCTATCTCGTGAACTCAAACTAATGTCTATTAGCGAAGAGGTTCCTATTATTGCTATTTCATCTGCAACTCCTGATGATGTTACTAATTTAAATACCGTGCCAACTTTAGGTCAAACTGCTTGGTCAAGACAAATTGCTTATGATGCTGACTGGGTTCTTGCATTGGGTCGTGCATTTAATAGCGATACAATAGAGTGTGCATTTAGAAAAAATAGAAATGGATTTATGGGAGACTTCTTAGTTCAGGTAGATTTTGACAAAGGATATTACAGATACAAAGATTTTGAGGACAAGAATGTTTAACGAAATATACACAGAAGAACAGGTAGAACGAGCACTCAATGGGGTTGGTATTGAGATTGTTTCTCAAACAGAAAGCAACTTCATGGTATTTTGCCCATTTCACAACAATTCTCGCACACCAGCAGGAACAATATCTAAGGAAAAAGGTTTGTTCTTTTGTTTCGGCTGTCAAACTAGCAAGAATTTAGTAGAATTTGTTATGTCTGTCTCTAATAGAACCTATTTTGAATCGGTAAGATATATAAAACAAAAAGACAAAGAAATAAATATCGAGCAGTTAGTAAACAAAAAACTGTATACTGCGCCTGAATTTGTTCAGTTTGACGAAGTATTAATTAAAAGACTAAACAATCAAGCATTAGAGACACCAAAAGCAATGAATTATTTTTATAGTCGTAGAATAACAGAGGGTTCAGTCAAAAAGTTTTCTCTAGGATATTCTGAAAAACAAAATTTTGTAACCATTCCAGTTCAGTCTCCAGATGGAATGACTATTGGATTTGTGGGTAGGTCAATTGAAGGAAAAGATTTTAAAAATACACCAAAACTACAAAAATCAAAAGTCCTATTTAATTTACACAGAGTTAGATCTTCTAAGTTTGTGTATGTTGTAGAGTCTTCTTTTGATGCAATTAGATTAGACCAAGTAGGTTTTCCAGCGGTTGCTACGCTGGGGGCTAACGTATCATCTGTACAGATGAATTTGTTAGAAAAGTATTTCAGTGATGTTATACTTATAGCAGACAATGATGAAGCGGGGGCAACAATGACAGATCGTATTTTAGGTAAAATAGGTTCTAAAGTTGCTGTCGTAAACATTGACAAAAAATACAAAGATATAGGCGAAATGAGCGATGAGGAAATTAAAAAACTAGAATACAAGTTTGATAACTCAATAGTCGCTATGCTAGAATAAAAACAAGGAGAAAAATGACAATAGTAAAAGGGTTAAAAAATATCAACGCTCTAGTTGATAAGCCAAAGTATGAAGGCAACAAAGTTCGTTGGTTAAAATTAGCAGACGGACAAGCAGTTAAAATTCGTTTTGTTGAAGAACTAGACGAAGACTCATCTAATTACAATGAAAAGCGTGGTCTTGCTTTAGTTGTAAAAGAGCATACAAATCCAAAAGACTACAAACGTCGTGCTTTAGACACAATGGATTCAGAAGGTCGTGATTGGGCAGAGGAAATGCATCGTAAAGACCCAAAGGCTGGATGGAGAACACGTCTTCGTTTCTATTGCAACGTTTTAGTAGACGATGGCATTGAGGATCCATACCCTGCAATTTGGGCAATGGGTGTAAGCAAGCAGTCATCATTTAATACAATTCGTGAATATGCACTTGAAACTGGTAGCATATCAAATTTAATGTGGAAACTTAAGCGTAACGGTCAAGGTACCGAAACCAGTTACACATTAATTCCAGGAAGTCCAGATAAAGAACCATTTGATTGGTCTAAGGTTGAGCCATATCCATTAGAGAAGGCACTTAACAAAATTCCTTATTCTGAACAAGAAGCGTTTTATCTTGGTTATGACACACCTTCTGCTGGTTCTTCCAGCACTGAGTGGTAATACTTAGTGTCTTACGTTGGACTTCATGTCCACACACATTACTCATTAATGGATGGTGTGGCTACTCCACAAGAATATGTTAGTCGTGCCCTTGAATTGGGTATGCCTGCAATTGCGATTACAGATCACGGTACTCTTTCTGGGCACCGTGAGATGTATCGCCTTTGTAAAGAAGCGGGTATAAAACCAATCCTTGGCATAGAAGCATATCTAGCAGTAGATAGATTTGATAAAAGAGATAAACTAGAAAGAACTGGTCCTCTTGATTTAAATTATTTTCACTTAGTTATTTTGACAAAAAACCAACAAGGTTTGGAAAATCTTAACAAACTAAACGAGATTGCTTGGACAGAAGGTTTTTATAGAAAACCAAGAATTGATTTTGAGGTTTTACAAAAATACAAAGAAGGTCTTATTATTTTATCTGGTTGTCAAAGCGGAATAATAGCAAAAGCAATTGAGGTAGGAGAATATGCTCAGGCTAAAAAATATTTAGAGTGGTTTAAAACTAATTTTGCTGATGATTTCTACATTGAAATTATGCCACATAATAAAAAAGAAATAAACGATTCACTAATTGAACTTGCTAAAGCATATTCTGTAAAAATTGTTGTAACACCAGATTGTCATCACTCAACCATTGATCAAAAAATTATTCAAGAAATGATGTTACTTCTTAATACTCACGCAAAATTAAAAAAAGATGTTACATATGAAAAATCTAAAAAACAAAAAAATATGATGGATCGTCTTGATTATTTATATGGCGAAGACAGGCAGATGTCTTTTCGTTCCTTTGATATTCATCTGTTGTCTCGTCAAGAAGTGTCTGAAGCAATGGCAGAGCAAGGTATTAAAGATGAACAAATGTTCGAGTCAACCTTAGAGATAGCAAACAAAGTAGAAGACTATAACATAGGATTCAATTTAAGTTTGCTGCCAATTCAATACAGAGATCCAGATGGACAGTTAGCAGAACTTGCTTTTGCTGGATTAGAAGAAAAAAGACTGAACTCAAATTGGCTTGGCAACGATATATATGAGCAAAGACTTGATGAAGAATTGTCTATTATTCGTGAGAAAAAATTTGCACCATATTTTCTTGTAGTTCAAAATATGATTAGTTGGGCAAAAAAAGAGGACATTTTAGTTGGTCCAGGTCGTGGATCTTCTGCTGGTTCATTAGTTTGTTATTTACTTGGAATTACAGACATTGATCCACTAGAACACGATTTATTATTTTTCCGCTTTATTAATCCAGAACGCAATGATTTTCCAGATATTGATACAGATATTCAAGATACACGTCGTGAAGAAGTAAAAGACTATCTTGTTAGACAATATAGACATGTAGCCTCTATTGCAACATTTTTACAATTTAAAGACAAGGGGATTGTGCGAGACGTTTCTCGTGCGCTAAATATACCCTTAACAGATGTTAATAAAGTTCTAAAAACTGTAGATACTTGGGATAGTTTTGTAACATCAAAAAATTCTGAGTGGTTTCGTGAAAAATATCCAGAAGTAGTTACATATGGAGATCAACTTCGTGGTCGAATTCGTGGTACTGGAATACATGCTGCTGGTGTAGTAACTAGCAAAGAACCAATTTTTAGACATGCACCAATGGAAACTCGCTCTTCTCCTGGATCAGACGAAAGAATTCCAGTTGTAGGCGTTGACATGGAAGAGGCAGAAAAAATTGGGTTAATTAAAATTGATGCTTTAGGATTAAAAACTTTAAGTGTTATCAAAGACTGTATCGACATTATTAAAGATAGAGAAGGAACTGTTGTAGACCTTCTTAATATTAACATGAACGACAGCAGTGTTTACGAAATGCTGTCTGATGGCTATACAAAAGGTGTATTTCAGTGTGAGGCAACCCCATATACCAATTTGTTGGTTAAAATGCGTGTAAAAAATCTTGCAGAACTGGCTGCTTCTAATGCACTAGTTCGACCAGGAGCCATGAATACTATTGGAAAAGACTATATTGCACGTAAACATGGTCGTCAAAATATCAATTATTTGCATCAGATCTTAAAGCCAATTACTCAAGAAACATATGGGTGTATCCTATATCAAGAACAAGTTATGCAGGCCTGCGTTCAACTAGGAAATATGACAATGGCTGAGGCTGATAAGGTTCGTAAGATTATCGGAAAGAAAAAAGATGCCAGAGAGTTCGATGCGTTCAAAGATAAGTTTGTTAAGGGCGCTTCTGCTTTTATTACTCCTAACACCGCTTTGGATTTGTGGCATGATTTTGAGGCTCATGCTGGGTACTCGTTCAACAAATCACACGCCGTTGCTTACAGTACTCTCTCGTATTGGACGGCGTGGCTCAAACACTACTACCCGTTAGAATTTATGTTTGCACTTCTCAAAAACGAGAAGGATAAAGATGCAAGAACAGAATATTTAATTGAAGCAAAACGGATGAATATTCCAATTAAATTGCCACACATTAATGATTCGGATATTGATTTTAAAATAGAGGGTAAGAGTATTCGTTTTGGTTTGTCTGGAATTAAATGGATATCCAATACAATTGCACAAAAATATATTGCAGCAAGACCTTTTACTTCTTACAAACAGGTTGAAGACTTTACTTTTACAAAAAAGAGTGGAGTAAATAGTCGTGCATTACAATCAATGAATAGTATTGGGGCGCTAGTATTTTCAGATAATCCAAAAGATGACAAAAAAATTAAAGAAAATCTTTACGAATATTTAAATTTACCAGAATTTAATATTACAATTCCTTCTCATTATTACGCTTTCATTAACGAAGTTTGTGATTTTGAGGAAAAAGGATCTTTTATTTTAATGGGCATGATAAAATCAATTAAAAGGAGCAAGGGATGGTCAAGAATTGAAATTTTGGACAAGAGTGGGTCAATTGGTATATTTGACGATGAAAATACAAATATTGAGACGGGTCGTACTTATTTGGTTCTTATTAATGATAATAGGATTGTCTCTTCAGTTGCTGTTGATGAGATAAAAGAATCATCTAGTTCACTTATTAAATTTTTAAATTATAAACAATTACCATTTAAAGATGATGAGATGTATGTTGTAGCATTTAAACCAAAACTTACTAAAAAGGGTAAACGAATGGCTTCTTTAACTATAGCAGATACCTCTAGAGAATTACACTCTGTGACGGTATTTCCAACATCTTTTGCAAAAGCATATATGCATATAAAAGAAGGTAGTGCTTATAAGTTTGTTTTAGGAAAAACTAAAGAAGGAACAACAATAATGGAGGATGTAAGTGTTAATTGACGTAGAAAATGTATTATCTCAACTAGATCCCAGGATTCGTAAAAGACTTGGTACTGGAGAAAATATTAAAATTGAATATCAACCAACCCCAAGTTATGGTCTTAATCGTGCCTTGAACGGAGGCTTGCCATATGGAAGACAGGTTCTTGTTTGGGGTAGTAAATCAAGTGCTAAATCTTCTTTTTGTTTAGAAACTATATCTCTTGCTCAGGCTGCTGGTAAAACTTGTGCTTGGATTGACGCAGAAATGTCATATTCAGAAGATTGGGCTAAACAACTTGGCGTAGATCCAACCAAATTAATATATTCACAAGCAAGAACTATTAGTGATATGGTTGATGATGGTGTTGGACTTATGAACGCAGGAGTTGACTTAATAGTAGTTGATTCAATTACTTCTTTACTTCCTGCAATTTATTTTGAAAAAGATTCTAATGAAATGAAAGCATTAGAAAATACAAAACAGATTGGAGCAGAATCTCGTGATTTTAGTAATGCTTGGAAAATGCTTAACTATGCCAATAATAAAGTTAAACCGACTCTTTTGGTTCTTATTAGCCAAAGTCGCAACAATATTAACTCTATGTATACTAGCCAGCAACCTTCTGGTGGTCAGGCTACTAAATTTTATTCGTCTTGCGTTATCAAATTATTTTCCTCTGAGTCCGAAAATCAGGCTATCAAAGGTAAGATTAAGATTGGCGATAAACTCATCGAAGAAAAAATTGGTAGAAAAGTCCGTTGGGAATTACAATTCTCTAAAACATCTGCAGCATTCCAATCGGGGGAATATGATTTTTACTTCCGTGGAGATAACATTGGTCTTGATTCTGTGGGTGATCTTGTTGACACTGCTGAATTAAAAGGTCTTGTTTTAAGAACTGGGGCTTGGTATCAACTAGATGATGGGCAAAAAATTCAAGGTAGAGAAGGATTAATTAGTCGTGTTAAAGAAGATTTAAACTTACAAAAAACATTAAAAAACAAGTTGGAAAATGTCTAACAAATTTAGTGTTCTTGAGGGAAAATTTCCCTGTAAGTTTTGCAAACAGGAGGTAAGAACGGTTAGGGTTTACATGGATACTGGAAAAGCAACATGGATGTGTTCTCAAAAACATCTATCAGAAATAACACTTTTTCAGGTTGGTTATAAGAAAAAAAGGGACTATGAGCGAGAAAAACGAAAGTAAAAGAATTGGTGCTAAGCAGCACAAAAATTCTGGTCGTAATACTCAAAAGGGCGATGCAACTTGGAAAAATTTTGTTGTTGATTTTAAAGAAAATGAAAAATCTTTTACCCTTAATCAAGACATTTGGGCTAAGGCTGTTACCGATAGTTTAAAAACAGGCAAGGAAAAATCACCAGCAATAATTGTAATTTTAGGCAAGGGAAATAAAAAAACACGATTGGCTATAATAGAGTTTGACTTATTAGATCAACTAACAGGGGAAAAATATGACACAAGAAACAAATAAAAATACGATAGATCAAGTAAATGGTTTGACAGAAATTGCAGAATATATGCAAGATGAAGAACTTACTACAGCCTTGGCATTTATTGCAAAAGTTATACTAAAACCAGATATACCGCTTAATGTTGTAACCGTTGAAATTGTAAGATTGCAGGCTATAGCAGCAAAAATGTCTTTTAAGGCTACTTGGATGGCAAATGTTGACAAAGGCAACAGGGGTAAGAAAAATATTTATTACACTGCTGCGGATGCAATTAATAGCCTAGTTTCTGCACTGAAGTACACAATACGATAACTGATATAATAGAATAAAGGATAAATATGAGTAAAAATTTATTAAAAGAATTAATGATAAAATCTGAGACAAGAAAATCTATTAAAAAAACAGTTTTCAATCTTAGTGGTCTTACAGAAAAAATAGCCTCTGGTTATCTTGCTGCAAACAAATCAGAAGTTAAAACTAAAAAAACATTTGCACCATCTACATTATCATACGGATATGGAGAGTGTCCAAGATATTGGTATTTTGCTTTTTCAGGTGCTACCTTTGATGAAAAATCTGATGCTTATGGAATTGCTAATAGAACAAATGGAACATATAGTCACGAAAGAATTCAAGATGCTCTTATAAATTCTGGAATTGTTAAAATATTTGAGACTAAAAATGAAAAAACTCAAGAATTAGAAAAAACAACAGAGTTTCAGGTAAGCAACGATAGTCCTCCAATTTACGGGTGGGCAGATGGAGTTATTAATTGGAATAATGAAGAGTTGCTTTTAGAAATTAAAACTGCCGATGTAAAAGGTTTTGAGTATCGTAAGCGAACTGGCAAAGCAAAAAAGGCTCACATTTTACAAATTCTTATATATATGAAAGTTTTAGGATATAAGCGTGGAATTATCTTGTATGAGAATAAAAATGATCACGAATTAGTTCCCATATTGGTAGAGGTGGATGATTATTATCGTGAGTACATGAACAATGTTTTTGATTGGATGAGAAAAGTTAGGGCTGGTTGGATGAAAAACGAACTTCCAAACAAAAATTATAGATCTAATTCTAAAATTTGCTCAGATTGCCCTGTTAAAAAAACTTGTGATGAGGCTGGTGCGGGAGTGATCAAGATTGCTTCATTGGAGAAATTGCGTGAGACAATGTGAGCAGTGCACTGTAAAATTTGAACCCAAAGTAAGTTATCAAATATACTGCAGTGTAAATTGTAGAGAAGAGGCAACTAAAGAAAAAATTGCACAAAGATATGAGATAACAAGGACACAAAAAAGAATTGGAAAGCGCAGAATTTGTCTTGGTGGGTGTGGAGCACAGTTGTCAATTTACAACGATTCAGGATTTTGTTATAACTGTAACGTTTACGAAAAAAGGGTACAGAAAATGTTAAAACAAATAAAAGGATTTTTTGATTATGAACAAGACAACTGAGCAGCCCTCGCTAATCTGTGGAATTGATGCAAGCACAAATACAATGGCTTTTGCTTTTTATCGCAACAAAATTTTGACTCAATATGGAAAGTTAAATTTTAAAGGTGACAATATTTACGAAAAAGTTATAGATGCTAATTTAAAAGTTAAATCTTTTTTTGAGCACTACAATTTAACAGAATCCGTTGTTATTGAACACACAGTTTTTATGAATAGCCCTAAAACCGCAGCAGACCTTGCTCTGGTTCAAGGAGCAATCATTGGAGGAGTAGGTTTGGCTGGTATAAAAATTATAGGTAGAGTATCTCCAATAACTTGGCAATCATTTTTAGGTAATAAAAAATTAAACAAAGAAGAGCAAATAAAAATTAGATCTGAAAATCCAAATAAATCACCCTCTTGGTATAAAGCCTATGAAAGAGATTTTAGAAAACGTAGAACAATAAAACTATTAGAGATAATTTATGATAAAGAGATACACGACTATGATGTAGCAGATGCAGCGGGGATTGGGCATTGGGCGGTTAATAATTGGGACAAAGCAATAGGGTTTGACAAGGATTGATTATGGGTGCTAAAATGTATCAGAGCCAAGTATGGCTTAAAAAACGTTATCATATGGATAAAAAAAGTCCAGAAGATATTGCAAAAGAATGTGGGGTAAGCATAGAAACTATTTATGTATACCTTGCTAAGTTTGGATTAAGGAAATCAAAACGATGAAGCCAGTTCCAGTTTATAAAGATGTTAAAGATTTTAAGTACGATGATTTATACTTGCATTCACTGTCTGCTCCATCTGGAAACAAAATCTTAACAAACTGTTTAGGTATTGCACAAATGCTTATCGAAAAAAATATTGCATATGGAGACTCAGCGCTAGATCCAGTTAGAGTTTTTAGTAAGTCAAGTCCAATAGAACAACTGCATGTTAGGATAGATGATAAATTGAGCAGACTAATGCGAGGGACAGACTATGTTGGAGATAATGACATAGATGATTTAATTGGCTATTTGATATTATTAAAAGTAGCAAAGGAAAAAAATGACAACAGATAATGAAATAGTTAAACATTTAGATGAAATAAACAAAGTTGTTGAGGAATATTTAAAAGGTAATGATCCAACTTCAATTTCTAAAGAACTTAGTATTCCAAGAACTAGGGTTGTTGCTCATTTAAATGAATGGCGAGTTATGGCATCTGCAAATGATGCTATTCGTGCTCGTGCAAAAGAGGCTCTTGTTGGAGCAGATACACACTATACTAAATTAATTAATCAAGCATACGAGGTAATCGATGAAGCAACAATGACATCAAACCTTGGTGCTAAAAATACAGCAATTAAACTTGTTATGGACATTGAGGCAAAAAGAATTGACATGTTACAAAAGGCTGGTTTGTTAGAAAATAAAGAACTTGCTGAAGAAATGGTAGAAATAGAAAAGCGTCAAGAAGTACTTGTTGGAATTCTTCGTGATATTGCTTCTGAGCATCCAGAGGTTAGAGATTTAATTATGTCTAGGCTTTCTACCGTTGCTAAAGAGGGGGAGGTAATTACAGTTGTCCACGATGTTTAATGACTTTCTTGATGCACTAAAAAATGAACAATTTGAAGATATACCAGTAGATGTAAAAACCTTTGTAGAATCTCCAGACTACCTTAATCAGCCACCTTTATCTTCAATTCAATATGATATTGTTGAAGCAATGAGTCAGGTATATAAAAAAAATGATTTACAAACTTTACTAGGAATGGATATTGGGGGCAAACATTATGAAAAATACACGAAAAACGAAATCATCTTACAGTTGGGTAAGGGTAGCGGTAAAGATCATACCTCTACTGTTGCTTGTGCTTATATTGTCTATAAGTTACTATGTCTCAAAGATCCTGCAAGATATTTCGGAAAACCAAGTGGAGATGCAATAGACATTATCAACGTTGCAATTAACGCAGAACAGGCTAAAAATGTTTTCTTTAAAGGTTT